GGTGAGTACACCCAACCAGGCAGTTTAAAGACTTACCCGGGTCTTAGGATTCGGGGACCTGTCTGTGTCGACTTAGGTCGCCCCTCTGCGGATTTGCCGTTCACACGCTTAATCAGAAAGCGGCTCACGTGACCACATCGTGTTTAAAGAAAGTGGGAGGACTCGAGGATCTCATGGATTATCCGTTGAACCTATGACAGACCGCGTTCGTCACGTAATGACGCTCCGCAAAGTGGGAGTGAACCCGAATTGCGCAACAAATCAAAATCACCGTGAAGTACATACGCACAGCGTCCCTGAAGGCTTGACTGTAGGAGAGACTACTGACCCCTGACAGAAGGATTGAGAAATTTGTTGGTCGATACCTCAATTAAAACAAAGTCGTACAGCAACCCCATCGATTGACACAGACGACTTACGATGAAAAATAAAAAAGATCGCCTCTTCTTTGAAGACACTGAATCAGGTATTGGCGGTGGCTATCCATCACGCGGGGTTAAGGGCTTTACAATCCCACTACCCACACGGGCTGCCAACTATGGGGAAGCAGTTAAACTGGTCCCTTCGGATGTAACGGTTTCGTCCGCCTGCGAGTCATACGTACGCGTCCCTGACTGTACCGATACAGTTCCCTTGTTTCGTCTTCCCGGCGAGGGTGTTTCGCAACATCTCGACCGTGTTCTTGAAGCATTAAATGAAAGTGACAATCGTGGCCAGCATCCTGCCTCGCACCCCAACCCATATGCGGTGTTGGAGGGCGTCGACATGGACGGATGTACCAAGAATGCTTGGCTTTTGAAGAGAGCCAGAACTCTTGTGAAATGGTATCGCCGCCTGGGCTTACCACAAATAGGAGATCTTCCTGAGTCTTTAGAGTGCGGCGGTCTCAGACCGGCCGTACGCAAATGTTTCTCCCACTTGGACGAAAGATGGGAACTGAGTTTCAAGACCATTCAAAAGGTCGAGAAAGATTGCTGTGAGAATTGCTTACCGCGCTTCTCTAAGCTTCTCAGTCAATGGAAGACTCAGAGGTGTCAGCCGGTGGAGGTGTCTGAACTCCACCTTGTTTCTTTTCGAGATATGCTTAGGCGTAACATCGACAAGGGCTGGGACCGTGGAAGGCGACCGTTTATCCCGAACGGAAATGCTACCGAGAGCTATCGCCGCAGGGATGGAGGGAATTGGAATATTGAGGAGTTTTCAGACTCCTGTAGGGTAGAACTTGTGTTTTCTTCAGGAAAGCCCAGAGTTGTGACGTTGTATTCGTCGGAGAACACTCGGATTCTCGCACCCTTGCATTATTCCCTCCATGATCGACTCCAGCGGAAGGGGTGGCTCCTTGTTGGTGACCCTACTGACAAGGACATTGGAAAGTTGACCGGTACAAAGTACCTCTCTTTTGATTATCAGTCTGCCACTGATAACATCAAAACGGCATATGTCAAAGCCGCGGTTGACGTTCTAATTGATCAGGCAGACCTTCTCACAGAGGATGAGATCCGAGCACTACGGGTCATGTCCGAGCTTAAGTTTGAGGGTCAGGATGGCGTGACGACACGGGGCCAGCCTATGGGCTCTGTTATGTCGTTTCCTCTTTTGTGTCTGATTAACAAGACGGTTGTAGACTTAGCTCTTACCGATCTTTTGAAGAGGAAGGAGATCTCTTTCCGCGAGTGGTCCGGTCACCCCTGTTTGGTTAACGGGGATGATTTGCTTCTTAGGGAGCCTCGGTCCGGGACTGATCTTCGTGCGGAAATCTGCCGTCATGGCAATGAGGTAGGCCTTGTTGTCAACACAGAAAAGTCGATGGTAGACGACCAAAAAGCGGAGGTGAATTCAACACTATTCCAGTCCGGCTGTTTAGTGAAGAAGTTAAATGTATCAAGTCTGTGGATGAAGCCAGACGTGACCGACGTGTTGGGTGTTGCTTCCCAATCGTCTATCGACGGTAAAACGTTCGTTAAGATAGTGCGTGCGAACGCACATATCCTCTCCAAGCAGGAGGATAAGATGCTTTACGATTTACCTCGGAGTTTGCAAAGACTCTGTCGAAAAGACAAAAAAATTCGTCGTGCTATCACGTCTTCTCCTACCACAAAACGACCCGTCGATGTTGGGGTTATCGAGATGGCTGAACGGCCGTTTGGGTATGACCTGACACGGGAGGAAGAGTACAAGACGATGACCGAAGAAATCGATCGCGTCAGGGAGATGGGGATTGCAAAAGCTTCAACTAAGAGGCCTAGCTTTCGTACATCGTTTGAACCGGCGTGTAGATCATATTCGTCTGCGACTCGTAGACCTGTTACAACCGAGCGTGAGCTTATACCCAAGTGCTACGCTCGGCGTTTCGCCTTAAAACAATGGGAAGGGTTAGAAAGTGAGCAGCTATTGGCAGAGCCGCCACTGTACACGGCCGTTTTCGACGGCTCCATGGTTGACCACCTCGTGG